AATAAAAATACAGTAAAACTATTCGGAGAAGAAATTGACTCTGACCACCAATTAGTTAAACCAGGACGCTCAATGCATGACGCGACTGATTTAGTTAAATGTTTAATGATGGAAGACTATAAGAAGTTTTCTAATATACCAGAAGACAAGTCAGCCTATGAATGTCAGCCCGGCGAATCAGATGTGATTGCTGAAAATATGTATCACGACTTTGCTACAACTCTTTCTGAAAAGGCAGGCTCCAAATACATCAAGATTATGACTAAAGGTTCAGTTTGGGGATTCATCGTTAATACTAAGAACGATAAGAAATTCAAGTATGGTACTATTTTAAAGGCTGCAGGTTGGAAAGCACCAGCTCGAAACTTCGGTCGAGGAAATGTTATCGACGATACAGTCGAGAGTTTACGGAACAATTCAGTTCGTTGGACAGGAGTGAAATATTAATAATATGGCTAAAGATGATTACGTATTAGATTATGCGGTAGGGCGATTTGTTCTGTGGCAAAAGAGCGCTCGATATGAGGTTGACGTCTCAGAAGAATGCGCGCTGAAATGGTCAAGGAATAACAATTGCACCGTAACAGAAGATGCGAGTGGCATTATTGAATCTCTCAGTGAAGATGCTGATGAACTAAATGAAGTATACAACGGATGGACATTTAACGGATTAGGATTATAAATTATGGAAATAAAAAACAATAGAGTAGCGGGTTACGCTGGAACATTCAATATGGATAGTGTCAAAGATATGGACGCAGTTGCTGCGATTCGTAAAGCTATTCGTGGAACTGGAATACGACTAAAGTTACAAGGTCGACTTGGAAAGAACAATCCAAATCGATATAAGTATCTTACTAAATCTGGCAGGTGGCCATATTGCGTTTGCATTTCACTAAAGGACGCATCACATGCTGATGGATATTACTATAACATTGATAGTTATGGCTCAAACCACTCGATTCGATAAAAACTTATTAGGAGAATAAAATTATGGCAAAACCAAAAGTAAAAGTAAAAGACGCAAGAGAAACTAAAAAAATAAACAATGAGCTAATGGCATCAGAAGACGGAATCAGCGATGATGAGATTGTCAACTTTGAGGCTATTGCTCCTACCTATGACGACATTAATGAAGAATTGGGGCTAATGGGAACCTTTTTAAATGACTGAAAAACATACACCTTACAACATCGATCTTGACATTGAAGATATACCAAATGCATTGAATATCCTTTGCGGGCTGGCCAAACAATTATGTGAATTGAATAGCTACGAAGCCAATACGTCTAGGAGCCTCATAGAGAGCATTAGGACTACTGGTAATACAAATATCATTGACGCAATAAAGCTCTTTGATGAGCATTTTAATGCATCTGTTACGCTAAAAATAATTTAAAAAAAAGCATTTTTATTCTTGACAAAGAGCTATCAATATACTATAATATACATATGATAAAGGTTATATTAGATTTCGTTTTTAAAACATTAGTTTTATTATCACTACTCCTCATTTGGAGTCATCACGCAAAAGGTGAGACAGTTTACGATCCCTGTCCTTATGCGAACGATATTATCGCAGCAACCATTATTATGGAAGCTGGCGGAGAATACCATGTAGGGGCTCTAGAGGCTGTTTATGAGGTTATTAAGACTCGTGCCAAAAAGAGGAAGAAAACACTTGCTCAAGTCTGTTTACAGAGAAAACAGTTCTCTTGTTGGAATGGCAAGGCTGATGGAATAAAATCCTTAGAAGCCACGATTGCTAAAGCGAAGAAACATCCACGTTGGCAGATTGCATATAATGTCATTGGCACAAATACCAATTATACCAATGGTGCTGATCATTATTATGCGGACTACATTAAAGCTCCTTATTGGGCTGCAAGTATGACACAAACCGTGAAGATCGGCAAACATATATTTTTCAAATAAATGCATTTTATAGTGATTTTGTTCTTGACAAAGAGGTATCAATATACTATAATATAGGAGAATTAAGGTTAATAGTAATAATAAAAAAAGGTTAGATTATGGCAAAAAAAATAGTACAAACACAATATCGCGAAAACTATGGCTCCCACGATTGGGACGGAACTGGGGAATGTCCTCAATATTGGAAGAACAAGGGTGGAGAGACCTACGTGGTTTATGGCTCTGAAGAAGCTACTTCGAGTGGGGTAATTAACAATACCATTGCGTACTCGAGTGAGTATTCAGAAGAGCGAGTTATTAGCATCGAAGATTTTTCAGAATGGCATGAAAATACCCTTTGGGAACCTTGGCAAGATAGAACATATTTGGCCATTGCTAAAGATGGCACCATCGTAAGGGAACGACATAGCGGAACTGAAGACTTGCGTCGAGGACTAAAGCGTTTCAAACATGCTTGGATATTTCCTAATTCTAAAGCAATGCGTTCAGGCGATTCGAGCCACTATAGCGTTGAGTATGTTTTTGAAAATGGACAGACCGCGAATAGCGAAGAAGAAGCCCACGAAATATTTAAGACTTTATGAGTAAATTAAAAATACCAGAAATGAAAGACGCTAATCCAGCGATCCCATTACCAATGCGTGGTGGATTCCTCTCAGTACAGGCGAGTGAATTTCACTATTGTCACCCTAAACATAATCAAGGGCCATACTTTTCTTATGAAGTTGCCTACTTCACAGATTGTGATGAATGGGCTAAGTTACCTGAGCTTGGACCAAATCCTAATGACGATGTTTATGGCTATGTTGATAAATCAGACGTTATCGAAATTTTAGAATCAGAAGGTTTCTCACCTTCACAAATTAGAAAGCTATTACCATATGAGTAAATGGAAATTTTTCACATACTTTGTATTAGTTACATTGACACTATCTATAACATTAGATATTTTACTATGGAACTTTAGTTCGTCTACTCTAGTTCATCTATGTGCTTTAGTAATCATCGCAATGAAAGAACTTGATGACTATGTTGAAGTTCTACGAAAAGAAGTTGAAGAAGAGGACTAATAATGCAAGACGAAACATATTACATCGACGACTATAAAGTTGACATTCAAATTGACTTTGAAGAAGATAATCAAAAGGCTTATGTAGAAGTAACAACACCAGATGGAAATAGACATCTACTAGATATCACTCCATACTGGCCAAGCGACGAACTAATTGAAAAAATGGTTCGCTTTCACGAGAAGTGTGGTTACTTCTTAACAAGACAAGACATTGGGTCGAGTGGCTCAGTCGAAATTAGTGACATAGAAAAATCAGTTAAGTCTAAAGAATTAGATTGACATTTGGAAAAAACAAGATAAGATATTATATTATGAGTAAAGGAAGAAAATTCAATAAAAACGGAATAGTAAACGCATATGATGAAGGACATACTGGTTTTGAGCCAGATTGGTCAAATGCAAGTGAGTTAACAAAAGATCAGGTAAATACAAAATTTAGTAAAGCTCTAAACTTTTATACATATTACCTCGATCGTGATGACTTACATAAAGTGATAATGGAGTTTATGGCAACATACAATGGCAAATGGAAAGCCGAAGATATTAAAAAGGTACGCCAAGTTTCAAAAGATGTACCATTGTCAACAGAAGGCAAGATAGCTCGAATGTTATTACAAGGAATGCCAGATGTTTTGAGTAGCGAAGGTAAAACAATGACCCAGCTTGTTGATAGCAAGATAGCTCAGATGATTCGATATACAGAAATGCATTCGAAGACTGTCAATGAAAAACCATTAGAAGCTACTACAGCAAAGGCACCTATTATTCCACCAATGAAACGATTGGAGAATAAGGTTAACAATGAAGTCGTATGTCATATTGATTGGGCTTTAGATGAATGGACAGAAGACTTTGCAAATGTAGCTCCAGTAAATGTTACTCAGTTAATGAGTGGCGCAAATATTCCTGCTAAAGGATGTCAATTCGTTCATCAGTTCATTGACAAATATCTTGTAGACCTTTATGATGCTAAGTCTGGTGAATGTGAACAATGCGTTGAAGCATATTCTTTTCTTTCAAAACGAGAACTCAATAAGTGGGTGAAGACTTTTGAAAAGATGAAAGCAGACGTTGATAAGTATGAGGTCGCAAACAAGAAAGCTATTGTTCGAACTAAGAAAGTAAAGCCTGCGATCAAACAGGTCGAGAAACTCAAATACCAAGTTGAGACTGAAGACATAAAATCAGTACCTCCTGTTCGAATCTGTGGTGCTATGACTCTCTTTACATATAACACAAAGACAAATAAAGTGGCTAAGTATCAAGCTCTTACTAGAAATGGATTCACTGTGAAAGGTACATCTGTTAAAGACTTTGATGAATCTAGAAGTTATACCTTTACCGTACGAAAGAATGTACAAGGTGAACTATTCCAACAGCTAAAAAAGAAAGATGTGGCCAAAGGAGTTGATGCAATCAAGTCATCTACAAAGACTAAGGTGGCTACTCCTAACGGAAGAACCAATGAACATACCCTTCTACTATACACAAAATAATGAACTATTTATCTGACATTTGGATCGTGGTCGTTACATTTATGGCAACCGCCGCAATCTGCCGATTAATATATGTTAGCATCTATGGCAAGAAATAACATTAAAGAAAAAAACTATGGCAAAGAAACAAGAACCAACAATTAAAACAAAGTTGACCCCACAAGAACTAATTCAAAAAGTAGAGTTCTATGTAAAGCAGGATAACATGACTTATTCTGAAGCAATCATTGAAGTATGCGAACAAAAAGAATTAGAACCAGAAGATATGGCAAAACTAATAAAGAAAGGTCCACTTAAGAATAAGTTGGAAGTAGAAGCTATGAATCGAAACATTATTAAAAGCTCAACCGCAAAATTATATTAATGACAATTGAATTAAAAAAACTAACACTATCCGATCAGCTGATGGTAAAAATCCTTCAGCAATTGATTAAACTTGACCCAGTATTTGTTGAGTCTATTAAAGAAGAAATTGAACCCAGTGTATTAGTACATGCTGGATATAAAGGAGAAATTGAAGATTATTAATGCGCGGATTCGAAGCATACAAATTATATAATGCGATAAGACTGCATTTCAATACAGACTTTAATGCAGTCAAGTATCACTTTAAGACGAGAGTGAGCTCTAGTTCTTTTGAGATGAAGAAGGAGAAATACTTCTTCGAAAAGTTGGCTCGAACATATCCAAATACTTCAGACCTAATTGCCTTTTATACTGCTAATATCTTAATGGATAATTCATGGCCAACAGAGATGAAAGACACTGTTTACCAAACTTGGAAAGGTAAAATAGAATCATATAGTTACAACTTTAATGCAGACTGTAAGATTATAGCTGACCAGGCTGAAAGTAAAGATTGGACATTCACGGATTTGTTCAAGACACGAAACACCTTTTTATATGACTTATATCACTCAGACATAATTCATATTGAGACTTTGTGTTTATTTGAGATGATGCTATCTAAACGATGGATGGTATTACAAAAATCTCAAGACCCACTTGGTGTATATGAAACACTATCGCACCAAGTGTATAAATACAGATTGCTATTGGAGTTCCTCGGTATTCAACCGACAACAAAAATGGCAGAAAATGCAATAAAAGTATTGACACCAATACTTAGTTGTGATAATATATAACATATACAAATCAATACGATACAATACACTGCAATAAAACAAAAACAAGGAGAAATACAAATATGTCATTCGAAGCACTAAAGGCGTCTAGACAAGACGCAATGAACAAACTAATCAGCGCTGCTGATTCAAGTAAGGACAAGTCCTATGGTAACGATGGGGAATGGAAACCCACCGTTGATAAAGCAGGAAATGGATACGCTGTTATTCGTTTTCTTCCATCGCCACAGGGTGAAGATTTACCTTGGGCAAAGTACTGGGACCACGGGTTTAAAGGCCCAACAGGTCGTTGGTACATTGAAAATTCACTAACATCAATTGGTCAAAAAGACCCTGTTAGTGATATGAACTCTTATCTTTGGAACACAGGTCGTGACGAAGATAAGCAAATCGCACGCGATCGCAAACGTCGCTTACACTATGTATCTAACATTATGGTTATTACCGATCAAGGTAATCCCGCTAATGAAGGTAAGGTATTCTTATACAAGTTTGGTAAGAAAATCTTTGATAAGGTAATGGACGTAATGCAACCACAGTTTGCCGATGAAACTCCAGTCAATCCATTTGACTTTTGGGGTGGTGCAAACTTCAAGCTAAAGATTCGTCAAGTAGAAGGATATCGTAATTACGATAAGTCAGAATTTGATTCTGTTGCTCCTCTATTGGATGGTGATGATACAAAGCTTGAAGAAGTATACGGACAACTCAAATCTCTTAAAGATTTTGTTGATCCAACTAACTTCAAAAGCTATGCCGAACTTCAACGGAAGCTATTTGAAGTACTAGGAGAAGAAGGAGTACCTGGCATCTCGACAGAAGCCGCTACGGAATTAAATGATACGGTTGAGCCGGTCGTAGACGCTCCCACTCCAGTAGAAACACCTGCACCCTCTCAACCCGTTGCTGAAGGTGATAAGGAAGATGATGCACTAAGTTACTTTGCTAAATTAGCTCAGCAAGATTAACTTAATTGATAATGAACGGGAAGAGGTC